TTCAAGGTTAAGGACATCAATCAAGATGTCATCAACAGGTACATTGATTACTTGGATAACGATAGAGAACTATCGAACACCACGATCAAGAAATGTACTGTTGCTGTATCTACTGCTCTTAACTATTGTGTTAAAAGCGGTAAGCTTCCGATTCCAAATCGTGAGTTACCTTGGGTAACAAAGGACTGGAATTATAAGTTTGAGACACGTCCTGACAATGACAACGATAGGGTTTGGATCTCTGTTGCTGATTGCGATCACTTCTATCAAGTAGCGAAAGCATGTGGCGAGGACGATCTAGCTGACACCATTTGGTTTAGTTGTTACACAGGATTGTCTTGGCATGAATGGTCACAATTACAGGTGCGTGACATTGATTTGAATCGTCCTATCCCTGCGATCTTGATTGGCAAGCGATCTGACTTCAAGACCAAGAATGGTTCACGACCACGGATCATTTCATTGGAGCCTGGTACTCCTGTGTTTGAACGTGTGTATCCCATCCTTCGTCGTCGTACTGAAGGCTTAGAGGATCACCCCAAGTTGAACATCTTTGATGCTTGGCAGAACGATGATGCTCATCGCAGGGTATGGAATCGTATTCGTGACTTGACGAACATCAAGCCATACGGTGTAGGACGCTTCACACCTAATTGTGCACGTCATACATGTTTGACCTGGTTAGCGATTGGTAACGCCCATTGCTCGAAGGTCCAGAACATTGCAGGCCATGCCAACCCCGAGACTTCTATGAAGTATTACATCCACTTGGGAGAGGAACACTTAGCAAAAGAATTGGGTCGAATTGGTACGCCACTGTCCCAAGAACTCCAAGCTCTTTCAGCTTGACTACCGTGTCTAGGACTACCGTCTGCTAATCTCCTCTTTGGGGAAAGCTAGGCGTCCTGCGGTTAGCCCTACCTAGTCCGTTTCATGATTCACAGTCATAGCAACGGATCTCGCCCGCGGATGTGGCGGAATTGGTAGACGCGCTAGTTTCAGGTACTATCCCAAAACCTGCAACAAAGCTGGACAGGTCAGAACGTTGTTTCTGGCCTTTCAGTCATACCAACCTATCCTAGTTGGTACAGAATGATTTTTTAGACTACCGCGCATTCTTTTTATTGAATCAAGTCACTCCTGAGCTTATTGAACAACAAATGAACCTCGAAAGAGAGGCGATTCGACATGGCTTGAAATCCCTACGGGATGACACCATGAAGGCTGAGAATCGAGAGTATGCGTCTAATTCCATATATGGAAGGGCATCAATCAAAGCAGTCCTTCCAAAGGTCACACAGCGCATCTCAGACACCACTGATCGCATTTACAGGGGTAAGAATGGTCCTTTGTTTAAAGAAATTAAAGAATACCTTGGTACTCTTGAGCCATTAGCAGCTGCTTCAATTGCACTTAAGATCACCTTTGACAAGGTGTTTGGATACAGAATTGATAGCAGTCTTTTACAGAATGTTTCAGACTCTATTGCTCTTGCGATAGAAGCAGAATGCAAGATGAGGTATTACGAACGTGTAGCACCAGATATCTTGCAGAGGATTAAAGAGGACTATTGGCATAGCTCATCTGGTACTGGACAGAAACTCAGGACAGTTACAACACTGTGGAACCGCAAGGATTTACCTCGTTGGAAACCATGGAACAGGTCTTTAAGATCTAAGCTTGGTGTTTGGTTGCTTGATTGCGTTGTATGTTCTACGGGTTACTTTGATAAACTAACTAAATCAAAAAGCAAGCAAAGAAAAGAGATATTTATTGTTCCTACTTCAGAGTTTTGTGACATCAAAGATCAGCTTATAGAACAAGCTGAGTTGTTTTCTCCTGCCGTTTGGGCCATGCTTGTACCACCCAAACCATGGAGCAATACGGAAAAAGGAGGCTTTCTTTTAAATGAGCTAATGGAAGGCCACGACATGGTTAGACGAGGTACGTCATGTATACAGGGACAACAGCCTATTGATTTCCTGAATCATATTCAAAGTACTAGTTATGTCGTCTCGAAGTTCATTCTTGATGTCGCTGAAGTACTTGAAGAAAGACAGCATCAAGTAGGAAAGTTTGTACCTGTAATCGAGCAGCCTATCCCTAATAAACCACTAAACATCGACACTGATAAATCAGTAGAGATGGAATATAGGAGAGCTGCTGCTAAAGCACATGATGAAAATGCACAAGCCTTTAGACGTTCATGTCGTACAAGACATACGTTAGAAGCTGCTCGTCGATTCAAAGATTATGATCGATGGTATCTTTGTTGGAGCCTGGATGATAGGGGTAGAGTATATCCTTTACAACCATATCTTTCAATTCAGGATACAGATTTTGGTAAGGCGTTAATTCGATTTGCTGAACCTGCATTTATGACACCTGATGCAGAGGGTTGGCTACGATTCATGTGTGCTACATGTTATGGCAAAGATGGATTAGATAAATCCACAATGCAAGAACGATTAGACTGGACTAAGAATAATCACAGTCTAATCACACGTGTAGCTACTGATCCGATTGGAAATATATCTGATTGGGAAACAGCTGATGAACCATGGCAATTCTTAAGTGCTTGTGAGGAATACTATTACACTTGTATTGAATGTAGCCGTCAATATACCTCATTAATGGTAGCCACAGATGCAAGTTGCTCAGGTATTCAAATCTTAAGCGGCTTATCTCGTGATAAATCAGCTGCTTCTCTCGTAAATGTTGTACCATCTGCTAAACCTCAAGACGCATATAAGGTTGTGGCTGATAAAGCTAAGCCAAACATTCCAGAACATTTACATGATGTATGGGATAGAAAATGCGTCAAAAGAGTAGTGATGACCCTTCCATATTCGGCAAAAGAGTACTCAAACAGACAGTATGTACGAGATGCATTAAAAGAAAAGGGCTTAAAAGTAACAAATGAAGATATTAACATTACTGTTAAGGCCGTTCGAGCTGCAATGGATGAGGTTCTACCTGGACCAATGCGCGTAATGAAATGGATTGAAGACGAAGTGGCTAAAGCAATAAAAGCTGGTGCTGATGAACTTACTTGGACTACACCTTCTGGCTTTGTAGTTATACAACGTCTGATGAAATGCAAGTATGACAGAGTTACTTTGCAATTATTAGGTAAAGTAAACATGAGAATAGCTACAGGTGATAGTGATGAAATTGATATAAATCACCATAAAAATGCTACTAGTCCTAATCTTATTCATTCTTTAGATAGTTCTCTACTACATCTATGTGCAATCCGATTTAATGCTCCGATCGCACTGATTCATGATTCAGTGTTATGCCGTGCTACAGACATGACTAACTTGTCCACCTTAGTACGTGAGACATACATGCACTTGTTTGCTGAGCATGATTACCTAAGAGATTTTGCTGACTCAATCGGGGCAGAAACAGAACCACCAATCATTGGTGATTTATGTCCAGAAACAGTCATCCATTCCACCTATTTTTTCTGTTAACTAACCACCTATGACACGTAACGTCCTTAAAACTGAAGAACCAGTTGTACTTGAAGGCTTTCAAGCTTGTATGAAACCAGGTAAGTTTGGCAGTTACAATCTTGCTACTACCATTAATCAAAAACTTATCGATGTACTTGAAGAAGAAAGAATTGAACTATTGAAATGGTGCTTGTCGAAAGTCAAGAATCCTAAACGTGCAATTGGAAAATTGGAACCATGGGAAGAAGTTTCCGATGGTCAATATAAAATTAAATTCTCATGGAATGAAAAGGACAAACCTCCTTTCGTTGATACTGAAGGTACGCCGGTCACTGATCCAAATACTCCTCTTTACTCTGGCTCTAAAGTCAAGGTTGCGTTCTACCAAAAACCATACGTTCTCAAAGATGAAACTACGTATGGTACAAGGCTTGTGCTCCTTGGTGCTCAAATTATTAGCGTTAATGGACAAGCTGGTATCGACTCTGGTGATCTCGGCTCTGAAGAAATAGCATCTATGTTTGGTGCAACTAAAGGTTATAAGATTGAAGAACCTAATGTAGTACCGAAACCTGACGAAGATACAAGTGACGAAGATGATTTCTGATGGCTTTTCGATCAGGACTTGAAGAAAGGGTTGCTGATCTCCTTGTTGAATTAGGAGTCAAGTATGAGTATGAATCTACTAAGGTTCCGTATACAATCTCATATAACTACACTCCTGATTTCCTTTTGCCAAATGGTATATACCTAGAGACAAAAGGATATTGGGACGAAAAAGATCGACGGAAAATGCGGAATGTTAAACAACAACATCCTGAACTTGATATCCGTATGGTCTTTCAATCACCATTCAACAAAATCAGTAAACGATCAAAAACAACGTACGCTAAATACTGCGAACGTTTAAATATTCCATGGACCAGCTATGCAAACATCCCCATTGACTGGCTCACCTGAAACAACATTTGTACGACACTTACCTTGTAGTGCATGTGGATCCTCTGATGCCAACAGCTTGTACTCAGATGGAAATATGTTCTGCTTTAAGTGTCATACATATACATCCGGCGATCAATCTAATGTCGTTCACAGTCACCATGTGAAAAGTATCCAACTAACAGGCCAAGCACTTGACCTAAAAAAACGAAACATCTCTGCTAAAACATGTGAAAAGTTCAAAGCTTACACTGACGGGGATCTACTAAAGTTCTATTACTACAACAAAGAAGGTCAACTACTTGGTGCAAAAACCAAGACCAAACAAAAGGAATTCCGTTATGAGGGAGAAACTGATGGTGGTCTATATGGTATGCACCTTTTTAAAGCTGGCGGTAAACGTGTTGTAGTTGTTGAGGGCGAAATGGATGCTCTCGCCGTCTTTGAATCACAACCTGGCTGGGCGGTAGTTTCAATCCAGAACGGTGCTGCATCAGCTAAGAAAGCTATTCAGAAGAACTTTGAATGGCTATGTAAATTTGAAAAGGTAGTACTTTTCTTTGATAACGACCAGGCCGGTAAGCAAGCTGCAACAGAAGCTGCCAGTGTATTACCACCAGGTAAAGCTTACATAGGCTTCCTTGAAAATTACAAAGATGCGTCTGATGCGTTAATTGCTAATGACACAGAAGCTATACGTGGTGTATGTAATTACAACCACGAACAATACAGACCAGATGGGATCGTAGATGCTAAGCAACTATTAGATCTCGTATGTACACCTACACCACCATCAGATCATGACTATCCCTTTCAAGGACTACAAGCAAAGCTACATGGGATCAGATTGGGCGAGCTTACAACGATTACTGCAGGGTCTGGAATCGGAAAATCCACGTTTCTACGGCAGTTGTGTGCTGGACTTCTTGATAAAGGAGAACGGTGTGGCTTCCTGGCGCTTGAAGAATCTAACCGTCGCACAGCACTCGGACTAATGAGTGTAGCGGTGGGTAAACCATTGCATATGGGTGAATATGAAAGACCGTTTCTTGTTGATTTATTCGATAAAACAATGGGCACTTGGGACCTGCATCTTTACGATGGCTTTGGTTCTTACGACCCCAATATTATTTACGAGCGTATTGAGTATATGGCAAGCGCTCTTGAAACCCGTGTCGTGTTCCTTGATCACCTCAGCATCCTTTTGTCAGGACTAGATGGGGACGAGCGTCGGATGATAGATCAAACAATGACCCGTCTCCGCTCACTCGTGGAGCGCACAAATATTTCTTTATTTCTCGTATGTCATACAACAACACCGCCTAATGGACAATCACATGAAGAAGGAGGAAGGGTCCAATTGCGCTCACTTAGAGGATCCAGAAGCGTGGGCCAATTGTCAGATTGCGTCATTGGATTGGAACGAAACCAGCAGAGCGGATCTGAACGAGATGCTACGACAGTGCGAATCCTTAAAAATCGCTATTCAGGTGAAGTTGGCGAAGCATGTCAATTGAAATACGACTTAAAAACGTGCAAATTCTATGAAATTGAATCCACAACAGACTTTGATCCAGCAGCAGATTTTTGAAGCTGAACGTGAGTATTACTCTAACTTAAGGAAACCCAATCCACCAACTGATTACCAAGTTAAAAAAGCACAATTTAAAGACAAGACTTATGTCTGGAAGCACGCTGGTCTTTGATATTGAAACAGATGGCTTACTTGCTCAATGTAAAACAATCCATTGTTTAGGTATCTATGAAATTGAAACAGACCAACTCATTATGTACAACGATGAGGGTAACTCTGAGCCGATCTCTCGCGGCATTCAAAGGTTACAGGATGCGGATTGCATTATCGGGCATGGCATTATTGGTTTCGACATCCCTGTTATTCATAAACTATACCCTTGGTTTGATGACCCTGGGATCGTGGTTGATACTCTTCTACTTTCTCGTTTGTACCATCCCGACATGATCAAATTAGATCATCAGAGAAGTAGAGAAGGGATGCCACTTCAACTCTATGGACGTCATAACTTAGAAAGTTACGGCTATAGGTTAAAAGAATTTAAGGGATGCTTCTCTAAAACAACCGATTGGAAACAGTGGTCTCCTGAGATGGAAGAGTACTGCGCCCAAGATGTACGACTAACCACCAAACTATGCAAGTATTTCGAGCCTTACCTGAATGGGTCAAGCTAGAACACGAAGTTGCAAAACTATTAACTAAACAAGAACTACATGGATGGTATTTTGATGAACAAGCTGCATGGAAACTTGCATCTACTCTCAGAGTCGAGCTTGAAGAAACTCATAGGCTATTACGTCAGCGGCATCCTTTCATCAGAGGATCAGAGTTTACTCCTAAGCGAGATAACAAAACATCCGGCTACATAAAGGGTGCCACATTTACCCGTCAAGTTCAGTTTAATCCAACATCAAGAGATCACATAGCATGGATATTAAAACATCACTACGACTGGCAACCGAAGACCATGACGAATACTGGCAAAGCTGTCATCGACGAAGTGGTCCTAAAGACTATCGATTTGCCGTTCGCTACGATGTGTCTGAAGAGCTTGGATTTAACGAAGACACTGGGGATGATATCCGAAGGCGTGAACGCATGGCTCAAGCTCGTTACTGCGACTAGTCGGATACATCATCACTGCTCAGTTGCTACTGCTACATCGCGTTGCGCTCATCGATCTCCAAACTTGGGCCAGGTAAAAAGCGATCCAAGATGTCGAGCTTTGTTCTTACCTTCACCTGGACAAGTGATGGTTGCTGCTGATCTTTCAGGAGTCGAATTAAGAATGCTCGCGCACTATTTAGCGAGGTTCGATAAGGGTAGATACGCCAACATTCTTTTAAACGATGACATCCACCAAATCAATGCAGACAAGATTGGTATCTCTCGCAAACAAGTTAAGACAGTTACCTATGGATTTCTATATGGTCAAGGCGCTGCGGGCATCGGGGCATCCTTCGACGATACGTTATCCCCAGAAAAAGCAAAGGTCAAAGGCCAAGCTATTAGCAAAGCATTTATTGAGGCGATTCCTGGGCTTGGTGACCTATTGAAAGCAGTCAAAGGAAAAGTAGAACAGCATGGTTATGTCCGTGCAATTGATGGACGTAAGATTCCAGTTGATAAACCCTTTAAGGGTCTCAACTATTTACTTCAATCATCCTCTGCAATCTTGGCAAAGCGTTGGATGCTTATCAATCAAGAACACATTAATGAACTCAAGCTCAGTTGTAACCAACTAGCATTTATACATGACGAATTGCAATTTGAATGTCAGCCGGGAGACGCCAAAGACTTGGCTTCATCCTTGGTACTCAGCAGTACAGAAGCTGGCGAATACTACGGACTCAGATGTCGAATTGACTCTGAAGCGAAACAAGGCTCCAATTGGGCAGAGACACACTGATGAAACTACTAATTGATGCTGATTTCACAGTCTATAAAAACTGCGCTAGTGCAGAAGACGAGATTGACTTTGGTGAAGATGTCATCATGGTTGTCAGTAGGTTCAGTGAAGCCTATAACAATGTTAGAAATGAAATCAATAGAATCAAGTCCCAATACCTGTGGGATGTACCTGAGCTAGTTCTTTTCTTTAGTGACTCAGTTAATTTTCGGAAGAAAATTTATGCTGATTACAAGGGGAGCCGTCAACGTAAAAAGCCCTGTGGATACAAGCGTGTCATTAATAAGTTAAGGGAAGAGTATGAGCTTGTAATCATGCCAACTCTTGAAGCTGATGACGCAATGGGAATCTATGCAACCACTAATCCTGATTGTATTATTTGTAGTCCGGATAAAGATATGCGCCAAATTCCTGGACGTCTCAACACTCTTTCTGAAACACTAGTCATTAGTGAAGAAGAAGGTTACAAATGGTGGCTCATTCAATCCCTCGCCGGAGACCAAACTGACGGCTATGCCGGAGCTCCAGGCTATGGCGTAAAGACTGCTACTAAATACCTAGATGCTAATGGTTACACATGGGAGTCAATTGTTGAAGCATATAAATCCAAAGGTCTATCTGAGGATATTGCTTTGATGAATACTCGTCTAGCAAAGATACTTACAGCAAATGATTATGACACCACAACAGGAGAACCTATCCTTTGGTCCCCCGATGCCAGTGGTAACACTGACGATGGAACAGGACCTAAAGATGCGACAGATAACTGATGCTTTACCTAAAGCAGATAAAGAGGACATCATTACAGTCTTTCTAGCTTTGCAAAGACAATGTTTTGTACTCTCTAACAACATCTCTCAACTAGTTAAAACATGGCCCACTATTCACCCACTTACTACACCCGAGGATCCATTGAATGCTGGGATGCAATCAGAGATTGGGAACTAAACTATCACCTTGGCTGTGCTGTTAAATATATTTGCCGTGCCGGTTACAAAAGTACTGCAACAAAGACTTCCGACATCAAAAAAGCTATCCACTATCTTGAGAATGAATTACAACACACATTGCCAAACACAAAGTCTAATGGATATGGCGGAGGAATTCCGGACTGCATACTCATTGGGGATGACAGCAATGACGACGCAGAAGTCTTTGATCGATGAAGAGTATCAAGAGTTTTGTAAGGCTTTTCTAAACGAAGGATTTGAAGAGCAACTAAAAGAATTAGCTGACCTTGTATATGTCTGCTATCAATACGCTGCTGCTAAGGATTGGGACCTTGACGAAGCAATGAAGCGTGTCCATCAATCCAACTTGTCAAAGCTAGATGAGAATGGAGAACCTATCCGCCGTAAAGACGGGAAGATCTTGAAAGGACCCAACTATGCACCACCACTACTTACTGACTTAATTAATGACTGAACTAATATCTCGTACCGGTCGTGTCCAGTCATGGATTGACGAACCTGATGGCCGCCTGCCGGTCAGTTGCACCATTCATGTCCCAGAGGATTCCTTTGATGGACCTGATGGTTTAAATGCATCATTCAAATTCGTGACTCATGGCCTTAGGTACGGGGCAGGAGTTGCTGTCCATTTATCTAAACTTCGTCCTAAAGGTACTGAGAGTCCACGTGTTACTGCAAGTGGTCCAGTAAGTTTTGGTCGTATCTACAATGTAATCAATGATGTTGTTAGACGCGGAGGATCACGTTTTAAAAAGGGTGCAGTTGTTTTACATCTTGATCTCAATCACTCTGATATTCTTGAGTTTATTACGGCCGCTAGAGCTGAGCTCCCTTGGGTCAAACGATGTGTCAACATCACCGAAGATTGGTGGAAGGATACGTCGCCTGAAGTCAAGGAAGCCCTTCTTAAAGGGATACGTGGTGGTGATATCTGGTTAGGTAAGGTTAAGTATGATAAAAACGGTAAACGTATCCGATTAAATGTATGTTTAGAAGTATTTTTACCTAGCCGTGGTAGTTGTCTTTTGTCTCATGTGAACCTTGCAGCATGTGACTTTATTGATATCCCTAGGGCATTTGAACAGGGCATGACTGAGCTCTGTGAACTACATGGTAAGACTGGTGTTGGTGATCAAGGTGAATACCTAAAGCCAGATGTTGACCGTCAGGTTGGCCTTGGAATGCTTGGCCTTGCTCAACTACTTGCACGTTATGACGTTACCTATTCACAGTTCGGTCGTGCGCTTGAGCAGGTCAACAATGGTGAGCAGTTAAACTCACCTGCTTTTAATCTTGCACTTCAACTGAAAAGTGGCATTGATGTAGCTACTAAGATTGCCAAAGAAAACAATATGGATCGAGCGTTTGCTATTGCACCTACAGCAAGCTGCTCTTACCGCAGTAAGTCCTTAGAGGGCTTCACTGCAACACCTGAGATTGCACCCCCTATCGCACGTAGCGTCGATCGTGACAGCGGTACTGAAGGTGTGATTAACTATCAATATGGTGAGTGTGAAATCGCGTCTGAGGTCGGCTGGGACGCATTTAAAAAGGTAGCCGATAACATCATGACGATGTTAGATAGGACTGGGCTTCTTCACGGATACTCTTTTAACTGGTGGTCAGATATGGTCGTCATGGATGAAGAGTTCATTGAAGAGTGGCTGAGATGCCCTCAGACTTCCTTGTACTATTCGCTTCAAGTGATGTCGAATACTCAGGATAAGTCAAGCGTATATGCCGCTCTAGATGAGACTGAAGTAGAAGATTACTTGAAGGGACTTCTTAATGAACCCCTTGAGTGTGATTGCCAAGAATGAGACTAAATCCTTATCAAAAAATTCTGAATAACAAACGGAAGTGGACACCGGTACAAACCACTGCAGGTCAATTGAAAGAAGGCTCTGAAGCCACAATTCGTAGAGCCCTAGCTATGCGCCACATGGAGTTACCAGTTGGTGAATTCATTAAAGAGACACTAAAGGGTGAATTCCCTGAAGCAGCTCGTGAACTTCTTCTGTCTAATGTCAAAGACGAAGAGAATCATGATGTGGCATTAGGCTACGCAGCCAATGCTATTGGTATTGACCCACAATCTGAATTAGAAGCACTGCGTCTACGTAAAGCATGGGAAGACCACCCTGACCATACAATTACTAAAGCACTAGTAGCTGAACGTAGTATCTTCTTTGTACTGCTTCCATTCTTTAGATTCTGCGGAGATGCAGGTCTTAGGACTACATCAGCTGATGTGTCACGAGATGAAGTAGGACATGTATTATGTAATACCATTGTTTGTAAAGAGATGGGACTAGAAATATCACCGTCACTGGACAAGCTACGTAAAGCAACTATTAATTGGGTAATGCAACCTCTTTCAGGTTCTAATCCTGATAAATATTTGAACAAAAATTTTTGGCTGGATTCCAGCGACCGCTTGATGTATGAAGGTAAGGCTCCAGAGCTTTCTGAAACTAAAGCAAGCAGGATGCCAGCATTTTTCGAACACTCGAATGTCAACCTCCCTCAATATGCTTGAAGCCCTTGGTATGGAAACCCATGCCATGGCTAGACAGCTAGAAGAAAACTTTCCACCTACTACACCCACACCTGGTGACAGTATCGAACAGATTATGTATCGATCAGGTCAGCGTTCAGTTGTGGAGTGGCTTCTAAATCGAATAGAAGCAAATGAATAACGACTAACCTTTTAACTTAAATAATGAACGCTCGACAAAGGTATGATTCTTTACAAGGTGACCGTTCTCAATATGTACAACAAGCAAAAGAAGCAGCACGACTAACTCTCCCTTATATCTTTAGAGGAGAGGAGGAGTTCACTAAAGGAGCAAGGATTCTTCCTACTCCATGGCAGTCAGTTGGTGCCAAGGGTGTCGTAACCCTTGCATCAAAGCTGATGCTTGCACTTCTTCCTCCTCAAACTAGTTTCTTTAAGTTGCAACCTAATGAAAGTAAGTTGCCAGAACTAGGTGGTGATCCACAGATGAGATCAGAGTTGGAATTATCTTTCGCTAAGATTGAACGTACAATCATGGAATCTATTGCAGCTTCCGATGATCGTGTAACAGTACACCAGGCTCTTAAGCATTTGGTTGTTACTGGAAACGTTCTTGTCTATATGGGAAGAGATAAGCTGAAACTATATCCTTTGAATCGCTATGTTGTAGATCGAGACGGTAACGGTAATGTAATTGCAATTGTTACCAAGGAAAAAATCGCTAAAAAATTAATTGAACATCTCCTGCCGCTTGATATGCAGGAGCGCAAACCAAATAATGTTTCTCAAGAAAATAATCCTTCCGAGGAAGTTGACATATATACATGTGTCAAATATGAGAACAATAGAATCATTTGGTATCAAGAAGTATTTGATAAGATCATTCCAACTAGCTACGGCAAGTCACCAATGGATGCAAATCCTTGGATGGCTCTTAGGTTCAACGCAGTCGATGGTGAAGTCTACGGACGTGGACGTGTTGAAGAATTTATTGGTGATCTAAAGTCAATGGAAGCGTTGTCTCAGGCCCTCGTAGAAGGCTCTGCAGCAGCAGCAAAGGTAGTGTTTGTTGTATCACCATCAAGTACTACTAAGCCAGCCACTCTGGCCGCTGCTGGTAACGGTGCCATTGTCCAGGGTAGACCTGATGACATTGGTGTTGTTCAAGTTGGTAAGACAGCTGACTTCCGTACTGCATATGAAATGATGCAGACATTAGAGAAGAGATTGTCTGAAGCATTCCTTATCCTTAGCGTACGTCAATCTGAACGAACGACTGCAGAAGAAGTAAGGATGACACAGATGGAATTGGAAGCACAGTTAGGAGGCTTGTTCTCTGTACTGACTACTGAATTCCTTGTACCTTATCTAAATAGAAAACTAAATGTCCTCCAGAAAACTGGAGTGATACCACGTATTCCAAAAGAAATTGTTTCACCAACCATTGTTGCTGGTGTTAATGCTCTTGGCCGTGGTCAGGATAGGGAAAGCTTAACTGCATTCCTTACAACCATCTCACAAACGATGGGACCTGAAGCACTGGCTACTCATATCAATTCTGAGGAAGTAATTAAACGACTGGCAGCATCACAAGGTATTGATGTTCTAAATCTAGTTAAGTCTATGGCTGAAGTTGAAGAGAAACAGATGCAACAACAGCGGACAATGCTTGATGGACAGAAGGAACTTGAGATGGCTAAACAGGCTGGTCAATTCGCTAAGTCTCCAGCAATGGATCCAGCGAGAAACCCTGAAGCAATGAGTATTATTGATGGACAAATGCAAGCCCTCTCGCCCACCCAGGGCGCGGAAGACCCAGGTCAAGCCCAACCCGGTGGACCGGGCGGAGCACCTCCAGCCCCTGGAGGCCAACCCTGAAGTAACTGATCCCTTGAGTATTAAGGACAGACTTTACTTTCATAATCAACAACAATCTAAATACACACGACGTAAGAAGATCGGTGCACCAACCATTGGTAGGTCTACTGAATATGTATCTGACGTCGGACTCGGTAACCTTGAAGTAACCACCGCTTATGACAACCCTAACGTACAATCCAAATCAGGATCAACCTGAGTTCTCTGAAGAAGAGTTAAACTCTATTCAGGTTGGTGAACAGATGGAAGCTGAACAGCAGCAAATGCTAGCTGGTAAGTTCCAAGATGCTGAACAGCTTGAACAAGCATACATTGAACTACAAAAGAAACTAGGACAACAGCCTGAGCAAGAAGAACAGGTAGAGGAAAAAGTAGAAGAGGAGCAACAAGAGATTGATGCTTCATTACTTGATCGTCTATGGGAGGAGTCACAAGATGAATTCTCTCAAGAACTTATTGATGAGCTGAAGTCTAAAGATCCTATTGATATTGCTGAGATGTTCCTTGCTTATAAAGCAAACCAAACTGAAGCACCGGAAGCTCAACAGTTATCTGATGGTGATATCGACGTCTTGTATAACGTAGTCGGTGGACAAGAAGAGTATGGCAACATGCTTTCATGGGCATCTGATTCACTAAGTCAGGATGAGATTGATATGTACGACGGGGTATTGGCACAGGGTGATCCTGCCGCTTGCTTCTTTGCAGTACAAGCTTTGGCATTTAGATATGCAGAGCTAAATGGTTGGGATAACGGAGACATGATTACTGGCCGTGAGTCTGCTCGTACTGCTGACACATTCCGTAGTCAAGCTGAAGTTGTTCAAGCAATGAATGACCCAAGGTATGACCGGGATCCTGCTTATCGTCAGGATGTATATGAAAAACTTGAACGATCTAAACAACTAGTTTACTAATTATGCTTTACCCCGACCCCGAGAATGATCCGCTTAAAGATAGAGGTCCTAATAAAGATCTCACAATAAAATCACAGACTCCTGACCCAAAAAAAAATAAACCAGATAAAAAGCGGAAAGGTTTTATGACTGGTACTGCTGATCAAAAAAAGAAAGTTAACATCGAGTCTATTGCCAGTGCTGCCAAAGGAGCACAGATGCTTATCAAAACCTTGTTCCCAGCTGACGAGCCTATCCCTCGTCGCTAATTAATTATTTACACACAACACTTACTTACTTTTTAACAATGAAAATTCTTGCTATCCTCCCTGCGGCATTGTTTGCTGCTGCCCCAGCACTGGCTGGCCCCTATGTCAATGTAGAAGCCAACTCCGGTTACACTGGAAATGATTACTCCGGCAGTGTTATTGATAACCATGTTGGATACGAAGGTGACAACTGGTATATCCAAGCTGGACCTGCAATTGTTCTAAGTGACGGAGCCGAGTCTGAACTGGAGCTTTCCGGTAAGTTGGGCGGTACCGCAGCTCTTAGCGATCGCCTAGATCTATATGGAGAGGTGTCATTCATGACTGGAGATTACAATACTTCCTACGGAACAAAAGCTGGACTTAAGTATTCTTTCTGATGAACGATACACAAATCTGGCCTACTGAACCACGCATGTATATGGAAGAAATTACAGTGACACATAATGAAAAGGCTGAAAAACTTAATGGACGCTTGGCTATGCTTGGTGTGGTCGCCGCACTGGGTTCGTACGCCATTACCGGCCAGCTCATTCCTGGGTTCTGGTAATGCCCCATATCAGCGGTAAAAAGATTGCACAATCAATGGACATCGGTCCAGACCATAAACGTGCACAAAAGACACAGAAGCTTTTTATCAAAGGTAAGGGTACTAACAACCCACATGAGAAAGGTGAATTTCTTAAACGCACTGGTCCTCAACTACCTCTAGCTAAATCTAAATCTAAATCTAAAAAACGATATGGCTAAGAAAGGCTGTTCCTCTAAAGGAGGTAAAGGTGGCTACAAAAAGTAAATCTAAAACTTCTAAAATTAAAGGCGCTGATGGTAAAGCTTGCTGGAAAGGTTACTCCTACGCGGGTACTAAAAATGGCAAGGACAAATGCGTTAAATCAAAATAGCTAAATAGAATAAGGGAGGTGCAATTCCTCCCCTAGCTCTAGACAGCCAAGTCTTTAAATTGGTCTTACTTAATCTTACTTACCCAACCATGAACTATTACTTAAATGACCGCTGTACTTTCAAGACCACAAAAACTAAATAACTGGCAGGCTTTCTGCAACTGGGTGACGTCCACTAACAACCGTCTCTATGTTGGCTGGTTTGGGATCTTGATGATTCCTACTTTACTAGCCGCAACCACTTGTTTCATCATCGCATTCGTAGGAGCCCCACCAGTTGACATCGACGGGATACGTGAACCAGTTGCTGGATCGCTCTTATACGGAAATAACATTATATCGGGAGCAGTTGTCCCATCTAGCAATGCTATCGGACTCCACTTCTATCCCATCTGGGAAGCAGCAACCCTCGATGAATGGCTCTACAACGGTGGACCATTCCAACTCGTTGTCTTCCACTTTCTCATCGGTATCTACTCTTACCTGGGACGCGAATGGGAACTTAGCTACCGGCTAGGTATGCGTCCCTGGATCTTCGTTGCTTACTCAGCTCCGGTAGCTGCTGCAACAGCTGTCTTCTTGGTATACCCCTTTGGACAAGGATCATTCTCTGATGCAATGCCACTTGGAATCTCAGGAACATTTAATTACATGTTTGTATTCCAGGCTGAGCATAATATTCTTATGCATCCTTTTCATATGCTTGGTGTTGCCGGTGTATTTGGCGGAAGCCTTTTCTCGGCAATGCATGGATCTCTTGTCACTAGCTCCTTGGTTAGAGAGACTACTGAAACTGTCTCCCAAAACCAAGGTTATAAGTTTGGACAAGAGGAAGAAACGTACAACATTGTAGCTGCACATGGTTACTTTGGTCGATTAATTTTTCAATATGCATCGTTTAATAACTCGCGTTCGCTTCACTTTTTCTTGGCTGCTTGGCCTGTGGTTGGGATTTGGTTTACTAGCCTTGGTGTTAGCACTATGGCTTTCAACCTTAACGGATTCAACTTTAATCAATCCATTGTCGATTCTCGGGATCATGTCATTCCTACTTGGTCTGATGTTCTCAATCGAGCAGGACTTGGAATGGAAGTAATGCATGAG